TTTCCGCATAATATATCAAATCGCTGTTTACTTCAATCGCGGTCTTGGCCCAGGTTTTCAGGACCGGATACCGGATTATCACCTCTTCATAGTCGGTATAGCTCATAATCTCACCTATGATGTGTCAAGGCTTTCGGTGATATGCACCTCCGCCTTGTCCTCCGGTTTTGCGGGTATGGTGAACTTGCCCCCCGATGCCGGGTTGATCTCGAATTCTATGTAGTATTTCCCCACGCTATCAGTGTCGCCGGATTGCCACTTGTACTCAAATTTTCCATTGGTGCCATCGGAGATATTGATACCCGTTGTCTGCCGATTGATCTTTAGCGTTCCGGCTGCGCTTTTCATGGTGCAGTAGATCGTGGCCCCGGTAATCGCCACAACGTCTCCGGCTGCATCCTTGACCTGTGCATAGTAATAGGGCTGCAGATCGTTTTGCTTGATATAGAAAGTTTCAATACTCATGGCAAAAATACCTTTCTGTCATCGTCTTTCTCAAAAACTCGCCGCAATGTATCCTTGTGAAAGAGCCTGATTTCCGTATCTTTCTCAAAAACTCGCCGTGTCCCTTCGATCTCAATCAAGTAACTGATAGTTCCGAATTCCGGCCAGAAATCATCTACCCAATAATTATCGGGCCAGAATTGGGCTGGCCAAAACCCTGCGGGCAATAGGGCCATTACGAACCATCCAGCGTATTGACGGCGGTGCGGTTGCCGTCAGAATCTACCGTTACAATCAATCGAGCCTTGCTGTCTCCAACGTCACGGAAATGCAAGGTGCTTGTGCCGCCCCCGCTCGTGATTCCGGTAAGCACACTCATGTCAATCCGCTGTTTCCTTAGCAGGGAATACCCGCTTTCAACCTCAGTTGCAAAGATCTCCGTTGCCAGGCTGCCCACATGCACGTCAAGGCTTGTGACCCGTATATCAAGAGAGCTTACGGCATTCATAACCGTTTGTGAATTAGGAAGTGTCACTATATGATCATTCAAGACTTCACTTGTCGGCAAGGTAATGATATGAGCATTTACCACCTCAGACGTAGGCAGCGTAATCATGTGAGCATTCAAGGTCTGTGAGTTAGGCAACGTGCTGATTTCGCTATGCAGGCCCTCCGAGGTTGGCAACGTATCAATGTGCGTCTTTAACGTCTCGCTCGTGGGTAGAGTAACAATATGCGCGTTTAGGGTCTGTGAAGTCGGCAATGTGTCAATATGAGATTTTAAGGTTTCCGAATTCGGGAGAATCCCGGTAAAGGCATCATAACAGGCCGACTGTACCTCGCTCTTGCTTGCCCCGCCACCGGCTGCGCCTTCACTGATACCCTGTAATGAATCATCCGAGGAAACAAAGGCCGAAGTGTCTCCGCCCGAGGCCATAATCAGGGAAAGCACGCTGAAATCCGCCACTTCCGTTGTAAGGTCCGAGCTATCAGCGACAATGGTTTTCATCAAATGGTCAAGATTCATATCTTGTATGACATCAAAGCAAGCACTTTGCACCTCACTGGCCGAGGCCCCGCCGCCTGCCGCACCCTCGGAAATGCCTTGGAGGGAATCGTCACTGCTCACAAAATTACTGACATCCCCACCGGCTGCCATCATGAGTCCTAGAACACTGTAATCCGCGACTTCATTCGTCAAATCGCTGCTATCCGTGACGACCGTTTTCATCAGGTGATCTAGGTTAACATCCGAAAGGGCTTTATCTGCTATCGTTCCAGCGGCTTCGGATGTGGGCAAGGTTACGATATGCGCGTTCAGAGTTTCACTTGTGGGAAGCGTTATTATGTGGGCATTAAGGGTCTCCGATGTAGCCAGCGTTGCTATATGTGCGTTCAGGGTTTCTGAGCTGGGTAAATATCCGGAAGTCGGAAAGTCTCCCATGCGGTGATAGTTAGATGTGACCTGTGCTTGGATTGAATCAACCTCTATGGCAATGCTAGATACTCGAACATCTACCGAGCTTATGGCATCCATGACGGTTTCGGAAGTTGGCAAAGTGATTATATGTGCATTCAGTGTTTCGGAGGTTGCTAATGTCGCTATATGAGCATTGAGCGTCTCGGAGCTCGGGAGATACCCCGAAACCGGAAAATCGCTCAGCTTATCGTATGTACTCGTTACCTGAGCCTGGATTGAGTCGACTTCCACGCCGATGCTCGAAACTCGTGTATCGAGGGAACTTATGGCATGCGCTGAGGCCCAATCATTCGTATTGTATTTACTGTTCCAGAAAGCCGACGTAACGACCGATACATCCTCGAAATAGGGCAGGCATTTACTGTCATCCTGAATCGTGATTCTCAGCGGGCCGTAGGTATCCATCTGCGAATTTGTCAGCGTGAGATTGTAATGGCCATCCATTGAGCTTATGGCCGCCCAGCTATTCGCAGAGATGCTTACCGGCGTCACGTTGCCGTATTTCCTGATAGCCTTCTCATCGGCCCCGGAAAGCGTCAAATCCGTAACCGGCGTAAGGCCGTCCGAATTACTCACAATAGGGCCAACGGGAAAAGTGATTATCGTTTTTCCGATTAGTTCTTTCATCTCAATTTCTCAAAAGTCGATTATAATAATTGATCATGGGAAGTATTGAGGTCGCTCCCCCCGCTGCCACATACTCACTCGCCCCAACGTCCCATGTGGCATCGGCTGTGTCTTCATTCGGCCGCTCATTGCCCTCGATGCTGTATTTGAACAGTGCATCCCCCGCCGTATCATTGCGGAGGAAGTCGTCAAAATCTGAGGTTGCGGTTACATCATTATAGGGATTTCGGCCCTCATCAACCGAGGCGGTGAGCAAATGGTCTGAATCCATTGCATCATCCCCGCCGCCGTCCCAATAGTCTTTATTATGGGTATAGTTTGTGCTTTCTCCGCCCAAGTCAGAGCTTTCGTCACCAGATACATTGTAATCGGAGGGATCAACCCACCATGCTGTGTCGTCTACAAAATCCTCTGTCGTGTTATTGCCGCCATAACAGCTAAATACAATCGAGTTAGCGGTGCCGCCGTAAAAGCCGTAGGCCCCGTTTCCTATGGCCGTACAGCAAATAGCGCCCTGAGTTTCAGCCCCAGCAGATGCTATTTGTATTCCGTAACTCTTGCAATCTTTGGCAATGCAGGCGTATATAAGGTTATCAGCTTGGGTTGCGTAAATCCCATGTCCCAGCCCAGAACCCGCATTTGTGCATTTAGCAATGCAGTGGGCCGCTTTAGTGTTGGCAGAATATAGATAGATAGCATATCTACTGCTGGATGAATCCGGCGTGTAGTGAACGGAAATTTGCTCGACCCTGGCATAACTTTCAGATAAACTCATTGGGCCGCCCTGCGCTATATCAGTGCTGTTGATGAACAGTGCGCCAGTAGAATCTTTACCAGCAAATGGTGTCGTTTCAGCCGGGCTGTCCGTTGATTTTGCAGATCTGACTACCCGATAATGCGTGGCATCGGTAGTGGCACTACTCAACACAATTGCATCAGTATGCCCACCATCCTTGTAATAACACGCTAACTCAACCCGTGCGGAATATCCCGTTATGTCGTTATCGCTGGCGCTTTCCCAAGTGGCCAGCGATGAGTAATCGGGATTGCCGCCTCCTGGCAGATTCCCGTCGCCGTCAGAGTGATAAGTACATATATACGGGCTGGTATCGTAACAGGCCATTAATGCTTACCACCGTAGATAATAGGTTGTATCTGTCGCAACTCATCTGCTTCTATTATATATCGCTCGTTCAGTTTGTCGTAGCTTTCGACTTTCTGGATGTCCCGCAGTTCAGGCATGTATTCCACTTGCTTATCAAGCATCTTTGCCTCATCTACACCAATCTGCTTGAGGTCATTTATGGGGAGGTGAAATCGCCGTTTCTTTAGGTGTTTTGTGGGATATAGTTCAATCGGTTCTTCGGGATATTCTTCGGGTATGTCGTAGCTGTCAGTATCCCACACCGGCTCACATATCGCGGGCATTTGAATTTCTTCCAGGTTATCAAGGGTAACGATGAGAAATTCCTTGCGCTCTTTCTCCGTCCACGTATCCCTGCCGTACTCGTGCAGCTTGGAATAGCCGACAATGCCCTTTTGGCTGCGATAGGCTTTGTATGCGATAATATCCCCAGGCTCGGCCCGTTGTTCCCAGCCGATTACATTGTAGATCCAGCATGTTTCCTCATCGAATCCGATAGGTAACTCCACATGACGGCTTATGGTCTTTTGCATCCTCACCGTACCCGCCTTGCCAATATCGGTGGTTAAAGCATGGTATCCGGTGCCGCCATATCCAGCTCCTAATTCGGTGAATGAATCTGCAAGATAATAGTGGGGCTCGCCGTGATAGCCACGACTCACAATCGGGATATAATCCGACCATTCCCGTTCCCGCAGCTCATAACGGGGTTTATGGTGTCCGAATAAGGCTACCGACCATTTGGCCATATTATCTCCTTATGGCTCCAAAGAAACACGGAGGTTCGGAGGGTTGGCCGGGATCGCCACATCGAAAGGGCACGGGTTTGACAGCCCGCTTTCCCCCCATGCGCTTTCTGCCGTTGCGGTTAGCGTATAATTGCCGTCTGCCAACCCGAGAGTTTTCATGTCAAACCACAGATAGAAAAGCCCGGTTTCAATATCCACCACGGCCTCCGATGTCGCGACCTGAGCCCCGTCGATAAAAAGGTTATACTGCACGACATTGGGTTGCGGGTCGCAAGTAGCATAGGGTGTGAGTCCAAACGCCAACACTGGCAATAAAAGCGCCATGAGGCAAATGCCTGTTAAAAAAGCTAGTTTTTTCATAAATCCTCCCTAGAAATATTTTTCCTCATACACGCCTGTTTTGGCCTCTATGAGCCTTTGGGTTAAACGTTTAATATCTTCCTTGTTCTCAAAAACCCCATCAAAGAGATTCTCCGCAATCCGGCCTTGAAATTCGAGGGCGGACATGAGGCCGGAATTGAGCTGCGCCCGCTTGTTCTCGTCAATGTGCGGCGTGAGGTTCGAGGCAAGGTCAAGGTATGAAAATCTAATGCCGTTACCGTTGTTGAGTAAACGGACCGCCTCCGTATAATACTGCATGCCGTCAATGACCATGCGGAGCTCGTTCTTTTCTAGGAGATCCCGCCAGATCGTTATGGCTTCACGCGCATATCCCCTCAGTTCATCCGTAAACTGCCCGCCATTGCTTTCCAGGGTATATTTCGTTTGATGTATCAAATCCCGCATCCAGAGAAAGCAGCCGAGACGCCTTTCAGGATATTTTATCCGATCTTTCTGCATGAGGGGCCAGTTGCGTTTGAATCGTTCCCGCCTGATCCGCTCGGTAGAATACCCGGTGTGCATAATAGCGATATCATTCAAGACACAGATTTTGCTGATCCCCTTGTTCATCTCCTCCTCGGGATGCTCATGGACACACCCGTAAAACTTGATTCCCTTATGATTACGAAATATCCGGGCCGGGAGGTCGGTTTTGAACAGGGCCGCTGGCTCAACCGCATAATGGTGTTGCCTTACCGAGTATCCGTTGTAGCAATTCGGCCTCAAGTGCTGCGGGAGATTCATCCAGTTTTCTAAGGTCTCATCGCTGTCAATCCACAAGATCCAGTCCATGACCGCCTTTTCTATGGTGCAGTTCCGGGCCTCATCAAATCCCTGCTCTAACGGCGATGTGATCTTAAATGTTTGCGCTCCGAATGCCTTGGCCACGCGCTCGGTTTCATCGGTTGTGGTTTCATCGATACCGATAATGATTTCGTCGGCGATCATCTTCACGCTTTTCAGGGTCTTGCCGAGGGTGTATTCCGCATCCTTGGCGATCATGCAGACTGACAGGGTTTCGCGGGGGGCCTGCTGTTTCAGTTTCCGCTCGTAATTGATCGTCCCTGTCGGGAGGCCTGATCTTTGAAAGGTCAGCAACCAATGCCCGACATATCCCCGCCAGACATAAAGGCTCGGTATGGCAATAAGTTTATATTCCCGCTGGTTGCCCCAAAGCTCATAAAGGTCCTGTCGCTCGAAGTGGTGAATGTGCGCTCGCCAGCCTAAATTCTCCTTATCGTAATAACCAATAGCTTCCCAAGGACCCGAGGGCACAGTAATCAGCATGTGACCATTGGGCTCCAGGTGTTCGAGCAGGATATCCGAAATCTCCTGCACATTCGGCACGTGCTCGAAGATTTCAGAGGCTATGATAAGATCAAATTTCCCCAGCTCCTTGTGCATCTTTTCAAGGTGCCCACACTTAAATTTCACCCGATCCGTTACCTTTTTCTGCTCTGCCCAGGCCTGCGCTTTGTCGATATTCGATTGCATGAAATCAAGGCCGAGAAATTTTGTGTCAGGCATTCTCAATGCCAAATTCATGGTATAGTGTCCGTGAGCGCAACCGAAATCCAGCACGCTTTTAGGCTTCAATTCTTCTATTCTACGGAAAATCTGAATGAATCGCGTCACCGGTCCCAATTCTTCAGGGCCGTACTCCACGCCCTTCTTTTGCTCATTGATGTAATACCGCTTGTAGTGATCCTCATAGTCGCCGGAAAAGTAGAAGTAGTAATTTTTCTTAATATCGGGCCGAGTCTTTTCCATGCCGTCTTTTATACCGGCCACAATATCGCTCTGCATTTCAAGGTGTTTGTGCAGGCGCGTCTTGTTCGCGCTCCGCTCCCTGAGCATATCCTCAAACGTCTGTTCCCATTGTGCGGTGATCTCCGGCCAGGTCTGTCGTTTTGCCTTGGCCTTTTTATGCAAGCCTGTCCACTTGTGCAGGGCTGTTTTTACGGTTTTGGCAAAGAGCTTCTTGTCCACCTGGCCCTTCTCATCCAGATCAAGCAGGATAGCGCCAGCCTCATACATCGTTTCCGGGAGGGCCCCGGTCTTGAATGCGATAAACGGGGTCCCGCAGGCATTGGCCTCAAGCGCAACCATGCAACTCGTATCCTCAAAGGTCGTGGGGTACACGTACAACATGCACCGACTCATAAGCTCTGCGAGTTGTCGTTTGCCCAAAGCACCGAGATTCGTTACGTTTTTCAATTCATTGCACCGGCCCCAAAGATACTCATAGTATTGCCGCATCTGCGGCACGGTGTTATCGTACCCGCATACGTACAAATGGCAATCGGGCAGCATTTCCATGATGCCGTCTTTGCCTACAAGATTATCAAGGCCGCGCTCGGGCCGTGAGGCATAGACAAGACTATTAGGCTCTCGCTCGAATATCTCAAGTCCCTCGTATTCCTCATAGGCAATGCCGTTTTTGGTTGCCGTGATAAAGCCTTCCGGGATTCCATAAACCTCCGAGACCTGTCGCTTGTGGAATTCCGAAACCGTGAAAACCTTATCGATATTCATCAGTTGTTCCTGCGCCTGCATGCTGAAACGGTGCAGGGCCAGGTCATGCAGCCACCACATATTGAGCTTGCTGTTATAGATATTCCTGAATGCGTAAGGGTGGCGTTGCGCTACCACCACATCATAAGGCGCGTGCATAACGTAGTGAAACCGCTCGCCCATGGGTGCGCCCTCGCGTGGGGTGCCTAAGAATTCATAGGTGACACCATCCCAGGTGCCTGACTTTTCACTATTGGTGAAAACGATTACCCTGTGCCCGCGCTTCACCAGTTCACGGGCCATGTAATACCCGGCGCTTTCCGAGCCTCCGAGACTTTCACCGTCTGGAATGGTTGCGCCGTTAAACGGCATGCCGGGAACTGCCATTGCGATGTGCATTACATTTTCCTTTCTGTTAAAGTTGTGCCCGAATTAAGTCGATCAGGGCGGTTTTCTTCATATATTGGGGCGGTAACTCAATCCCCATTTCCTCTGCCTTTTTCGCCAATTCCTTGTAAGTCATATCTTCCAAAAAGCCTTCGTTCTCAATAGGGTTATCGAATGCTTGATCGGGCCGGGGAATGTCGGCCCCATTCAAATTCATACGCTCAATATCTTCCTGGGTAGGCTTTAAAAGGCCCTTTCTGATTGCGTCATCTCTCAACATGATTTGCCTCTTTGAATACGGGAGGGGCCGAAACCCCTCCCCGGTTAAAGACTAAACGCTGGTTACGTGGGTCATCAGGAAGGCAAGATACTTGTCCGTGATCTTCTCATCCTGATAGTAACCCAGCTCGATTTCCTCGCTCTTGGTCTTGGGATCAAACGGGTGCCGCTCGGCAATCATGTTCGGCAATCCGGGCTTGTTCCAGCGGAAGGAATACATGAAGCTGGGCTCCTCCGCGCTCGGATTCGACGGCACGTAGTACCACAATACGTTATCACCCCAAAGGGCGGTCAGGGAGGCACTTTGACCCTCGCCCGCGCTGTTGTAGTAAGCCTGGCCAACGGCGAAATGATCAAGCTCGAAAATCGCCTTAAAGTTCTCCTGGCTAGCATACCGCACACCGCGTTTGCCGCCGCTGCCATCATTGCCATGGATGATGTCGATGACATCGGCATGCTGACGGAATTCCCGCCAGGCTATCTCGCCCATGACACAGGCATTGGGTCTGAATCCGTGGGCATCCTGAACGTTGGCAATCGCCGTCCAGCAATCCCCGAGAGGATCACTGTAAGCGTTCCTGTGCTCGATCCAATCCGAATCAACCGTTGCATACGAGCCGCAATTACTCCCGCTTGTGACCAGGTTTGTAATCCGCTGCTCCCATGAGAGCATAAGTTTCGATTTGATGTATTTCGTCCGGCCTTCCCGCATTTCCTTAATAAATACCGCGTCCATGTTTTCCCTGTCCTCAAGGGTCAAGGGCATTTTCAGCGCGTAATTGTCGGCGAAATAAGTATCAGACGCGACACTCCGCTCGATCTTATTCGCCTCAGTTCCGGGAGCCCGCTTGTCCTCTTCGATCATAAAGGCCTGGGCGTGATCCCAAATGATGTAATTATCGCTTTGCTTGGCCACCGGTACGATGGGAGCGATTACATCGGCGATCATGCCTGTAGGCCGATATTGCAACGCAACGTTGCTCAAGTGCTGATCTATGTGCAGGTCGTGACCTGTTGCTCCTCCTGCCATTGTCTGTCACCTCCTATCTATGGCTACCCATCAGAGGTAGTCATGTATATGCTTTGTGCAAAGTTGAAAAGACCACGCCCAATCGAGCCTGATGTCACCGTTTCAAGGGCCTTGCCCACGAAGTAATAACCGCTCGCAGCCGGGGTAAAATAGCCGTTAGCAGCTACCTGTAAGTGCATACCCTCCGAGCTGACGGCGAGACCGGCACGGTATTTGAAAACACCGATTGCGCCGATTTCGACGTGTTCTTTATTTTTGGGTTTGTTCAAAATGATCCCGCATGCTTCATACCCGTTATCTGCCAGTTGCCCATCATTCAGGGCAATGCCATGATATTGATAGCTGCTGAGATCCGTTTTCGCTTGATCTGTGTAAGTAAATCCAAAGTTCTGTCCTGCCACAATTCACCTCCTACATTGACGAGATATAGCTAAGGTGGCCGCCTAGAAACAGGGCCGCCCCGGTTGCATCGCTCCCGATATTCGCCAGGGCTTTCGCCGAGGCCCAATAACCGGAATCGGCCGGGGTAAAATAGCCGGATGTCGTGACCATAAGGGAATCGCCCAAGGAACAGACTTGTGCCGGATCTATGCGTACATTCATCACGCCGAAAACGCCGAAATTCGCAGCCGTCCCGCTTGTTGCTGCTGCAATCGCTACAGCATCGGCTTCCTGACTCGTATCCGCTTGCAGCATATCCGCATCAAGATGAATTGCCGTTCCCGCAATAAAATCCTGTTTAGGCGTAAACGAGGCGATCATCATTGATGCCTTGTCCGTTCCGGTCGGAAAGCTGAAAATCCCCGTTCCTATCGATCCGCTTGTCACGGCGGCCTTAGCCTCTCCCAGTATCGGATCGTTTGAATCGGCGGTAATAAACCAGCCGCTTGTTGTTACTGTCACTTTATCGCCCTTGGAAACTGCCGCGCCTGCCTTGAATTTCATTTCCCCGATGTAGCCGAGGGTTATGAATTCACCGCTTGCAGGCTTGTTGAGCAAGATTCCGCTGGCCTCCTCACCGTTGTTAGCAAGGCAGCCGTCATCCAGGGCAATAGCGTGGTATTGATAACTAGTCAGAGCCTCAGCAGCCTGAATAGTCGTATTCATGCGAACATTACTTGTCGCCATGAAAAATCACCTCCTATCTAAAAGCCCTGGCGGGCTTATTCGTCCATTTTGTAGCGTCTTGCAAGATCCTCATCGGCCCTGAGCACGGCATCTGAAGCATCGGAGTAATTGACATCCTTATGCTCGGCCATGTACTTCCTGGCCTTGTCAGCAAGCTCCTCAGCAGCGTTGGCATAATTTTTCTCCTTATCACCATCGCCTTCTTGCCCTTTCTCGCTCACGTCAAAAACCTTAGCGTGCGTTTCAAAGACTTTTTTGAAGGCCTCGAAAGGAATTGCAAAGCCGTTATCATCCGTATAGCTGTGCTTATCCAAGTCATTGACCAGGATATCGCGGGCCGCCGGTGTCATCTTGCCGTCTTTCACCATCTGCTCGCAGAACGTCTTGATTTCATCGACGCGAGCCTTTTTAAGGCTTTCGCTTTTCTCTTTCTTCAAAGCCTCGGCCTCGGCCTTATAGGTCTTGTTCTCATCATTCGCCTTCTGCAAATCAGTCTTAGCCTGATTGAGTTCATCTGTTAGACGTTTGATTTCTTTCTCATCCATCTCATTCACCTCTTCTTTCTCGGATTGAATTTCCCCGCTTTCATTGACGTCAAAGGCATATGTGGCCATTTTTTCAAACGTCCCGGCCTCGGGAGTCATGGACAGAAAAGCCTCTAAGTCTGCGAGGTTTGTAACGGCGGGTATATCCGCCCCAAGTAAACCGACAGCGGAAAGCACTCTCTTGAAAACCTTTCCGCTTTCCTTTAAATTCCAATAAATCTCGGCGCTTACTCGTTTGTAGCGGCCCGAGGTTATTGCCTTGTAAAGCACGTCGGGCACCTGTGTCACAGTGGCGATTAGCTTGTCGCCGACTTTCTTGAGGCCCTTTACCCACCCGAGGGAGGGCTGGCCGTCTTTCAGGTGCATGCTGTTATCGTGTGCCAGTTTCACCGGGGGCTTGACTTTCTCCTGCAGCTCATAGAAAGCATGAACCATCTCGTTCAAATCGCCCTCGGTGTATGCGTCACCGTTCCAGATCCCGACGCTGAAAACCTCGACATCGAATTCGTGAGTTTTCGCCGCGGTCTGTGATTTCTTCCAGTTGCCTTCGGCGTCTTTGGCCCAGCCTGCATTTTTAACGGCTCCCCAGGCTATCTTTGAGGCTTTCTCGTCATCTCCGGGGGTCTTTTCCAAAGAGCTATTCGCCGCATTCCGCCAGATCTCCTGTGCGTCCTTGGGCAGCACTTTCACGCCGTCAGGCAAACTTTCCAATGTTGGGTAAGGCATTTTCCTCTACCTCCATCGGCCAACAAAAAAGGCAGCACATTGAGAAGGTTGAGGCCCCTCAACAGCCACCTTGAATGTTATGCTCTAAGATTGCGCGTTCTTAGAGTGGCCTTTTACTTTTTATTTGCTTCTGGACATCCTTTCCTGTATTTGCATTTCCATTTCCGGCATTTTCCTTTACTTCCCCAAATTCCGAAAAATGGGCAATAGCTATATAGAATTCCTAAATATCTCATCCATTCACCACCTTTATTCTTTGCATTCTCTCCGGTACTATTTGATGGCATTTCGCACAAAGCTCATAAGGCTCAAGCCTGAATTTCGTGAGATCATCCCAAATAGTACCGAGCAAACCTTTCTTATGGGTATCGATGCAGCACGTCACTACATCGCCGTCGCTCATAACCATAACTTGACCCCTGTTTAACCACGGGCAGATATACTCAACCGGACTTTCGAACCAATCCACCTGACCGGCCCAGTTGTTCGGTCGGGTTACGGGGTCAACCGAGAGCTGACCGGAGATTCCGAGGTTCCGGAATAACTCAATGGTCCGGGCCGTGACGTAGGGATCTCCGTGATAGGTAATATCTATCCCCGTGATTCCCGCGTTTTTGATCTTCCGGGCAAGCTCCTCAGTCATCAATTTTCCGTTCGTATTTGTGTGTATAATCTGCCGTATAGGTAACTTATTACGAGCAAATTTGACCATCTCTGCGAGATCGGGGTTCAACGTAGGCTCACCTATGCCGAACAGGTTTAACTCACGCTGTGTGCCCTGTTTGCAATAATGAGCCACCCATTCAATAGCTTTCTGAAATATCTCCATGCTCATGTTCCCGACTTCCCGCCATTTGTGTTGTTCCGGTGCCGGACAATAGGGGCATTTATTGTTACAGAGGCTCGAAACCTCGATGCTATTTATAGTCGTTACTGGCTGCATTAAAGACCTTCCACCCTTTAAAGTTCCTGTTGTATCCCTGCATCCCGCCCTTTGTCTTGCCCCTGAATTCAAAATCGAATCCGCAATCCTTGAGAAACGATTTCAGGATTACGTTTGCATTTTCCTGGTGCGGGAATCCGTATTGCGCGAATTGATCATCCGTGAAATATTCTTTTGCGGGCGTATGCGTTTCCAGCTCCAAGAACTTAACCCGTGTTAAGGCGTCTTTCAGGCTATCGCGGGGGCTGAAAATCTCATACTCCCCGCCCTCGATGTCGCATTTCAAAACGTCAATCGTGTCGAAAAGCGATAATACGTGCTCAAAGTTGATCGTTTGGGCAAAGCCTGATTGTATGTGCATGTCAGGCCTGAAAAGCGTGCTGTATTGCCCGTGGTTGAGTTTCGAGCCGGACCAGAACAGAGTGCGGAATTCACCCGTGTTCAGGGCAACCGCCGACCACATCGGCGTGATAATATCGTCAAGCTGGTTGTTGTATGTGTTTCTCACCAAGTATTTGAAGTTCTCGAAAAACGCCTCTATCGCCAGAATCCGCTTAAAGCCCTTTTCTGCCGCAAAATACAACGTGCTGCAGCCGACATGGGAACCGAGCTCAAGCATCGTCTCATGGGTGCCATTGAAATTCTCCATGTATTTCGTCCCATCGTCGAGGATGAACTTGTCACATTCCGCTATCTCTACCGTGACATTACGTTTAGTAATATGCGGGTGTTTTATTTCAAGCATACATCCTCACGAGGTCTTGGTCAGTAGATTGATTTTCCATTTCAAATTCCGCCATAAGCTCAGCGGGTATCTTCTGATGACACGTTTTGCAAAGCTCAAAAGGTCGAATAGGATGATCCAAAATATCATCGTCAAACACGCTACCAAAAACCCCCAGATTCCGATAGTCATAGCAGCAAGGCGTAATATTTCCCTCTGTGAGTACATAACCCCTTCCTTCCATGAGTGGAAAACATAATAAATTCACTCTACACTCGATTTGATTTTCCGGCTCAAGCTGGCCAGCCCAATTATGAGAATGGGTGATAATACCGTCATTGATAACGCCGGGAATACCGACTTGCATCATGATCTGTGCCGCTTTCCGGGCGTGCGGCACGGAATGAGGCGAAAGATCAAGTTGATCCATGCCTGCGTCTTTGAGGCCTTTACAAACTTCATAGGTCATATTGACGCCGTTAGTGCACATACAAACGTGCCGGGACCCTATGACTTCCTTGGTGCGTTTTACCCGCTTGATAAGCTGCGGATCTAAAAACGATTCACCGTCACCGTTCATATTGACCTCGTTTTGGGTGCCCCTGTTCACAAGCTCTTGCAAAAGCTCAAGCGTTTTATCGAATACCCAATCTGTCATAATGCCCGGTTTCCGGCTCGGATGTTTCACGAGCAGCCGATTGATACAGTATTGACATTTGAGATTGCAAATGTTAGAAAGCTCTATGGTCGTTATGGTCTTTAACGTAATCAAAAGAGGTCTCCCGTGACAAAACCACTTACGTTTGTTTTAGAGCTTGCCGGTGCTATCTTTATCATTCTCGGCATCCTGCCGCCTGCTGATCCGTTCAAGATCGTTTTCGGTGTCATTATCTTTCTCATTGGTGCCTATGGGATCCGGAAGAGGATGAAACGGCAAGCCATTCGTCAATAAAAGATTTCAAACCTTTCTTGATTTCTATATAGAGCTCAGATGCTTGGTTGCGTTCTGCTTCTGATATGCTCATATTTTTTGCCATCTCTTTAGCGGCAACCAAGGCTTTCCATTCCCCATTAGCTTTATCATTAGCCTGCAAATCCCTAATACATCTTGAGCACAGTCTAGCCGTATATGTATCAAAAAGCACCCTGTCTGCCGCTTCTTCCGTTCCGCATTTTTCACAGGGAATAAAAACACCATATTTTTTGACAATTTCGATATGGATAAGGGCCATATTATGCAAACCCCTTCTGCGGCTCTAGCCTCGGTTTCGGGCTTTCCTTGCCGTCCCAGTCATCAACAATGGTCACCGGCACTAGCAAAGCCCTGCACATAAAATGATTCGGCGGCATGTAGCTGCCCCAATCCTTCTGAATCCTGCCGTGCAAATGCTCGCAAATATCCGTTGTCCGCTCATCCAACACTGCACTGTATTCATAGGCCAGTACAAAGCCTCTGAATTCCGGTTGCCCGAATAACGCCTGCCGTGACTGATTAAGCGCATCGGCGGTATTAGTTCGGGCAATGTTCTCCAACCTGGCCGGGACATTAATAGCCTTTCCTCCTGCATCCACCTCCGGTAACATCTGTAAGAGCGTAGTTTCCTCGCCCATTGCCTTGATTGTCTGTGCGAGGGTCTTATCGTATTTCACGGCGTTTTCGAGCACGTATTGTACGCTTTTCAGGGTATCTTGCTCGATCACACCGGCGATGGTCATGGCCTTAGCTGCAAGGTAT